TTATAACGAGGAGAATACATATGGCTTTTCAGCTATCACCTGGCGTACAGGTAACAGAGACAGATTTGACCTCTGTTGTTCCTGCGGTCGGTACTTCTATTGGAGGCACCGCGGGTAACTTTTCATGGGGTCCTATAGATGAAATTGTCGATATTCGCACAGAGAATGAATTGGTTAACCGTTTTGGTAAACCTGGTTTAGATTATGAAACTTTCTTTGCGACATCTTCATTTCTTTCTTATACAGGGTTATGTAAAGTAATTAGAGCAGCAGATACTGCAGCAAGAAATGCTTCTGTAAGTGGCACTGTTGTTCTTATCAAAAACGAGGATGATTATACAGAAAATTATGCTAGCGGTAACAGCGATGCTCAAGGGTTGTGGTCAGCAAAATATGCTGGTACTCTTGCAAACGGCATTGTTGTGGGCATGACTGACGGTACTGATGCTGTTTACGAGTTAGCAGGTACTTGGACTACTAAGACTGGTGGTACATTGACAGGTACTTGGACTTCTACAACTTCAAGCACTGCTTTCACTGCTAATTCAGACGGTGCGGCTACTACCGAACTATGGGTGGGCGCAACTATAAACGATGCTAACGGCAATTTAATCGGTGTAGTAGCAACTATCACAGATGATGATACTGTTGTTCTTGCAGCAAACGCAGCAGTCGCAGTTACAAGCGCTACTAATGTTGTCTATGCTCCAGGTATGACTGGAACAACTGGAGCGGCTACTACCGAACTTTATGCTAATGCTAAAGTATATGATTCAGCGACACTTATAGGAACAATATCATCTGTAACAGATGATAACAATGTTGTACTTACAGCAGCTCCAGCAACACCATTGGCAGCTGCTACAGCTACACGTAGATGGGAATACTTAGATCAGTTTGATTACACTCCCGGTACTACTGCTTGGGCAACTAACGCAGGTGTTACTGATGACGAAGTACATATTATTGTTGTTGATGGCACTGGAGGCATTACAGGTGTTACAGGAACTATTTTAGAAAAATTCCAAGGCGTTTCTAAGGCATCTGATGCTAAAAATTCATTTGGAGAATCTAACTATTATAGAAGCGTTGTTAATGATACTTCTGAATGGTTATGGTGGATGGATCACCCTTCATCAGCAGAAGAAACAAACAAAGCACCTTGGGCAGCTAACACTACTATAACTAATACTACATACTCAACCAAAGCTTATACAACCACATTGATTCCTTCTGAAATCAGAGGAACTCTTTCCGGCGGTGTAGTTTCGGCAGCAAGTGCAGGTGATATTTCAGCCGCTCTTAATCTGTTTGCAAATGACGAACTTGTAGATGTTAACCTAATTTTTGTTGGTGATCTACCGGTATCAAATGCTTCTGACGTTATTGACAATGTAGCAGATATTCGTAAAGATTGTTTGGTATTCTTGTCACCTGATAAAGACTCAGTAGTAGGTCAAACTTCAGGTCAGAAAGATAACATTCTTGCTGACATTACAGGTGCAGGCTTGACTAGGAGTTCATACGCTGTTATGGATTCTGGTTGGAAATATATGTACGATAGATACTATGACCGTTATGTATGGGTACCTTGTAACGGTGATACAGCAGGTCTGTGTGCAAGAACTGACACAGAAGCAGATCCTTGGTTCTCACCTGCAGGGTATAACAGAGGTCGTCTGAAGAATGTTGTAAGAATGGCGTATTCACCCAACAAAACAGATAGAGATGCTCTTTACAAGGCCGGCGTAAACCCAATTGTTGGTTTCCCTGGTTCTGGTATTGTGTTGTTTGGTGACAAGACATTACTTGAGAAGCCCAGCGCATTTGATCGTATCAATGTTCGCAGACTGTTCATTGTACTTGAGAAGGCTATTGCAACAGCATCCAAGTTCCAGTTGTTTGAATTCAATGATGAGTTTAGTAGAGCTCAGTTTAAAAACTTGGTAGAGCCTTTTCTGAGAGATGTACAGGGTAGAAGAGGCCTCTATAACTTCCGTGTAATTTGTGACGCTACAAATAACACACAGCAAGTTATTGATTCCAACTCTTTTGTTGCAGATATTTACATACAGCCGGCTCGCTCAATTAACTTCATTCAGCTGAACTTTGTAGCTACACGCACAGGTATTCAGTTTGAAGAAGTTGGCGCGTAAGGCGTATAAATAAAATAAAAACAGGAGAGATAAATGAATATCACAGATTTTAAAGCAAGACTTGGAGCTGGTGGTGCGCGTCCCAATCAGTTTAGAGTGCTTTTAGGCTTTCCAGGATATGTCACTGGTGTTGATACTTCATACAGTTTGTTGGTTACCGGGGCAGCAGTCCCGGCATCCACTGTTAACCCAGCGATCATTCAGTACAGAGGTCGTGAGGTTAAACTAGCTGGTGAACGTATTTTTGATCCTTGGACAGTAACCATTGTAAACGATACTGAGCAGTCTTTACGTAGACCGTTTGAACAGTGGATGGAAGGCATGAACACTACAGCTGGAAACAAAGGTATTTTAACACCTGCTGATTATCAGGCAGACATTGTAGTACAGCATTTAGATAGAAACGATGAAGTATTGCCTGGTGGTACTTACACACTACGCAATGCTTTCCCAATACAGATGAGTGA